TGGGTTAACCAATGCACAATATGCCAACCAACTCGTTAAGGAGATGACCAATGGTAGATGAGCGCACTCCGAGGTCTCACGACACTCGCAAAGAAGTTGTTAGAGAAAGTAATGATTCATGGACTCCATCTTCAATTTTGCCAACACCTGATCCGCAGGATGGCTGGATATTTCGCTGGGTAAGAACCAGTGCAATGGGACAAACAGATAACACAAATGTGTCCCAGAAGTTTAGAGATGGTTGGGTTCCTGTAAAGGAAGCAGATCATCCTGAATTGCATATTCAGTCAGATATTAATTCTCAGTTCAAGGGAAACCTTGAGATTGGGGGTTTATTGCTATGTAAAGCGCCTAAAGAAAAAATGGATGCCAGAAACAGGCATTTTCAGGAGTTGGCACAAAAACAAATGGAGTCAGTCGATAACAACTATTTGAGAGAAAATGATCCGCGTATGCCGCTTTTGAGACCGGAGAAAAGTACGCGCACAACCTTTGGTAAAGGCTAACCGTCCTTTTAGGATGTAGCCTTTTTTTATTTAACGTAATTCTGGGAGAAAACAGAATGGCTACAAGTGCGACTCCAAATGGTGCAGAACCGATTGGTACTTGTTCGAGCAGCGGCTCCTTTTCAGGAAAAGTTGTTCACATCAAGATTGCCTCGGCGTATGACACCGCTATATTTTATGGAGATTTTGTGAAGTTGGTTGCAGCAGGAACTATTGAAAAAGACGCTGGAACAACTGCATTGACCTCTATAGGTATATTCATGGGCTGTAAATACACAGATCCTAACTCCAGTCAAATGACATTCAGCCAGACTTGGCCTGCCGATACCTCGGCTTCCGATGCTGCTGGTTATATTTTGATTGACCCTGATGTTTTATTCAGGATGCAGGGTGATGCTACGATTGCTCAGACCGCTTTAGGCGCTAACTTTGCTGTGGTTCAAACAGCAGGTTCAACGACTATTGGTCGAAGCAAGAATGCGTGTGATTCATCTACAGTCGCTACCACCAATACGCTACCTGTAAGGCTCGTTGATTTTTATGACGGCCCTTCAAGTTCGGTCGGTGATTCTTTTACTGATGTGATTCTTCGTTTTAACGCAGGGCATCAGTTAACCAACGTAACAGGCATATAAAGGAGAACTAGCATGGCTATTTCAAGAGCACAAATGCTGAAAGAACTCCTGCCAGGGCTTAATGCCTTATTTGGTTTGGAGTATGAGAAGTATGAGGATGAACATGCCGTTATTTATGATACGGCCTCGTCAGAGCGTTCATTCGAGGAAGAAGTAAAACTAAGTGGGTTTGGTGCAGCGCCCGTGAAGGACGAAGGAAATGCAATTTCCTACGACACCGCGCAGGAAGCTTATACCGCAAGGTACAACCATGAAACGATTGGTATGGGATTTGCCATAACGGAAGAAGCGATGGAGGATAACCTCTATGACTCGCTTTCTGCTCGTTATACTAAAGCCCTTGCCCGTGCAATGGCTTATACCAAGCAGGTAAAAGCAGCTAATCCGCTTAACAATGGTTTCACCAATTCTTACCAGACAGGTGACGGGGTTAACCTCTTTACTGCATCTGGTGACGGTGTTACTGGCGGTGGTGGTCATCCGAGAGTAGATGGCGGCACGAACGATAATCGTCCTGCGACAGCGGCTGATTTGAATGAAACCTCGTTGGAGGCAGCAATTGTAACGATTGCAGCTTTAACTGATGAGCGTGGACTTCTGATTGCAGCTCGACCAAGACGTTTGGTTGTTCCGCCTGCTGGAATGTTTATTGCCACGCGGCTTCTTGAGTCAGATCAAAGAGTTGCAACGGCGGATAACGACATCAATGCTATCCGTAGCATGGGTATCGTTCCAGAAGGATACTCAGTTAATCATTATTTGACTGACTCAGATTCCTTCTACATCATTACTGATGTGCCTAATGGCTTGAGACACTTCGAGCGTACTGCTTTAGAGACCTCAATGGACGGTGATTTCGATACGGGTAATGTTCGCTACAAAGCTAGAGAGCGTTATTCTTTCGGTGTTTCTGATCCACTGGGTATCTACGGTTCACCAGGAGCATAAGTAAAGTAGGTAATTGAGGGAAGGCGGCTTATTAATTTAACGTCTAAACGATATTTTAAGTCGCTTTCCTTTTTCCTGACAGACATATATTTATGTCTGACACTTAGCTAAGACAGGAGAAATATAATGGCTAATACAACTTTTAATGGGACAGTTCGGTCTGAAAATGGCTTCAAAACCATTGATAAAGCCTCCGGTACAGGAGCAATTACTGATGGTTTGGTAATTAATGCAGATGGTAATATTTATAATGATGCTGGTGGACATATTCAATATGCCGCAGCAACGGGCTATGGCCCCGCTGATTTAATCGTAGGTAAAGGCGGCAGCCAATACGGTACGGTTGATCCTTATGCGGAAAGTTCTACGCAGCTATTCCCACTAGGTGGTCGATTACTTTATGGCAATACTGTTTATCGTTACGGTAAAATGGGAGCTGCCGCAGTAACAGCAGGTAAATGTGTAACTCACGCTGCTTCAATAGCACATCACTTTGACTTAACACCTACTGCTGGTGTCGCTGCTGGTGAAACTGCAATATCAGTTGAAACCGCAGGTACTGACATTACGCTAAATCAATACGCTAATGGGTATTTGTATGTTAATGATGCAGCGGGTGAAGGGCAGATGCTTAGAATTAAATCTAATCCTGCACATGATCACTCGGCTGATCCTTCTATCGTAATTACTTGCTACGATGATTTAGCAACAGCTATAACCACCAGCTCAAGAGTAACTTTAATTCCTGATCCAAACAGTGCTTTAATTGGTCAAGCTGCTACAACCACAGGCGCAACAATGGGCGTCACAATCATAGATATGACAGCAGCGTATTATGGTTGGTTTGCAGTTTCAGGGCCAGCTACAGTATTAACTTCAGGAACACTTGTTGTTGGTAATCACGCTGTGCCTTTGGGTGCTGTTGGTGCTGTTGGGCCAGCCGCAGGGGATGTTATTCAAGTAATTGGTGTGGTTATGATTGTTAACGTAACTACTGATTATTCATTAATTAACCTGACGGGCATTATCTAGGTTACATATAAAAATTGATGTGGGGGCATTGCCCCCCTTCATAAAAGGAGTAAATCATGGCTGATGTAGTTACAAGTCAAACGATTCAAGATGGCGCTCGTCAAGTTGTAATGAGCTTTACCAATGTGAGTGATGGAACTGGTGAAGGTGCGGTTAAAAAGGTTGATGTCTCTGCTTTAGAGTCAGATCCAGTGACAGGTGCTGCTTGTGATGGAGTAACTATTCAATCGCTTACATTCTCTAATTTTGGTATGAGCGTAAAACTTCTTTGGGATGCTTCTACAGATGTTTTAGCACTTCATTTACCTGCGGATTATGCAGATACATTAGATTTTGGTGATGGTGGATTAAAAAATAATTCAGGCTCAGGCAAAACCGGAGATATTATGTTGACTACAGTAGGTCATGGTTCTGGCGATGCCTATACAGTTACCTTAACGATGACTAAAAATTACGCATAGGAAATCATTATGAAAAAGCTAGAAATATTTCAAAATGGTACTTCAATGTACGCAGATACGATGGGTGATCCTATTTATCAGATAGGCTCTAAAAATTCTGAGGGTGGATATGACGTTGTTGTTTTCGATGCAATGACTAAAAAAGAAGCTGAGGCAAAACTAAAAGAGCTTAATCCAATTAAGGCTGCTCCAAAACCAGAGCCAAAACCAGAGCCAGAAAATAAAAATCCGGTTAAAAAGAAAGCAGTGCCTAAGAAAACAGCTAAGAAGAAGTAATTATGGCAATTAGTCGCGCACAGATAAGTAAACAAGTACGCAATGGGGTTTCTTCAAAAAAACCTAAAAAAAGGACTTTGACATTGCCGAATGGAGTTAAGAGAAAACCCAGAACTTTAAGCAAGGTTATGCACAAAGCAAGGAGATTGGGATAAATGGCTACTAGTGGAACTTATGCGTTTAATCTTGATTTAAGCGATATTCTTGAAGAAGCCTATGAACGGGCTGGCTTAGAGTTGCGTAGTGGCTATGATTACCGCACAGCAAGGCGTAGCTTGGATTTAATGTTTCTTGAATGGCAGAACAAGGGGTTAAACCTTTGGTCTGTACAGGAAGGCTCTCAGGCGCTTACAGCGGGTACTGGGCGTTATGCTCTGTCTAGCGACCAATTAGATGTAATTGAGGCTTCATTAAGGACTAATGATGGAGATGTTGATAAGCAAAGCGATCTAACTATGAGTCGCATTTCAATTAGCCAGTATTCACATTTGACTAATAAGCTCACTCAAGGCCGTCCTATTCAATATTGGGTCGAAAAAGACCCAGGTGCTATAGCGTTAAATGTGTGGCCTGTGCCTGATGACGCAGAAACTTATAAAATCAACTATTACTATATACAGCGAGTAGAAGATACGGGGAGTCCGGCTTCTAACAATGCGGATATTCCTGCTCGATTTATGCCTTGTATGGCTGCTGGTCTGGCTTATTACATTAGCATAAAGCGACCTGAAGCTTCTGAAAGAGCGCCATTATTGAAGCAAATTTATGATGAGCAATGGGATTTAGCAGCAGATGCTGACAGAGATAAATCCTCGTTTTACATGGTTCCTGGCGGATATAGTCGATTATGAGCAGTTACGCAGCAGGAAAAAAAGCATTTGGATTCTGTGATCGAACAGGATTTCGTTATGCACTCAAGGATTTAGTGCCTCAGATTGAAAATGGCAGACCCAATGGGTTACTGGTAGGTCGTGATATGGTCGATGAAGACCAGCCTCAATTGCAATTAGGTAAGGTAAGAACCTTAGATCCACAGGCTTTGAGAAACCCAAGACCCGATCAAGCATTAGCAGAAAGCAGAAAACTTTTTGCTTTTGACCCTGTAGGTGGCGGAAACTCAGCATTAGGCAGCAGAACCGTTGGATTAGATATTACGGCAGTAGCTGGCAAAGTTACAGTGAGTACAAACTAATGGCTTGGACACTAACAACGCTGAAAAGCACCATTCAGGATTATTTACAAAATACAGAAACAACTTTTGTTAATGATCTTTCTACTATTATTGTTCAAGCTGAAAATAGAATACTTAAATCTGTTCAGTTACCTGATTTCAGGAAGAACAGTACAGGCACAATGACCAGCGGAAATGCTTATCTAAATACCCCAACCGATTTTATGGCTCCGTATTCTTTAGCTCTTGATAATAGCGGCTATGAATATTTACTTTTTAAGGACGTTAATTTTATCCGAGAGGCATATCCAGTTTCATCAACAACTGCAACGCCAAAGTATTACAGTATTTTTAGCGACAGTAGTTTTATTGTTGGGCCAACGCCTGATAGCAATTATGCGGTTGAGCTTCATTATTTTTACAAACCTATATCTATTACTGCTTCGGCAGATGGAACAAGTTGGTTAGGCGATAATGCAGAAACAGCATTGCTTTACGGATGTCTTGTTGAAGGTTATACCTTTATGAAGGGTGAACAAGATATGTTCGCGGTTTATCAAAAGCAATATGATGATGCTTTAATGCAACTGAAGTCTTTAGGTGAAGGTTATAGCACGACAGATAATTACAGAAGTGGAGCTGTAAGGGCGCGTAAAATATAATGTTAGGACTAAATTCAATAGTAGAACCTGGTATTTGTGAAGTTCACACAACAGAAAATCGAGGCTTTACTCCAGAAGAGATTGCAAAAAGATCAGTAGGAAAGATTGTTTCTATTGCAGAAAGTGCTGATCCAATAGCCAGAGAGCAGGCAGAAGCATTTAAGGGCAGACTTTTTCATGTAATTGTAAAAGCCTGTAATGATGCAATTCAAAGCGATAGAACTACGCTATTAAGTCTTTTAACACAACAAGGCCATAAAGATATGGCGGATATTTTGAGGAAAATCTGATGGCAATTACACAAGCAGTAGCAACAAGTTTTAAGAGTGAGTTGCTCCAAGGGATTCACAATTTTCATAATGGTTCTGGTGGAGGCACTACAACTACAACGGGTACGGGTAATACATTCAAGATTGCTCTCTACACTTCAAGTGCTACTTTAGCTGCATCGACTACTGCCTACGCAACCACAAATGAAGTTTCGGGAACAAACTATACTGCGGGAGGTAATACCCTTACAAACGTTGATCCTTCAGCTTCAGGAACAACTGCACTTACAGATTTTGCAGATACAACTTGGTCATCAGCTACAATTACTGCAAATGGCGCATTAATTTACAACTCAAGCACAACAGCAGGTTCAGCAAACAGAGCAGTAGTTGTTCTTGCTTTTGGCGGCGATAAAACCTCAACAGCAGGTGATTTTGTAATTTCATTTCCGGCAGCAGATGCCAGTAATGCAATTATTAGAATCGCTTAAGAGTTAAATGTGGCTCAAAATGCAAAAGTTGCGTATCAAGGGTGGTCTTCAAGCAATATTGCTTGGGGCGAAAGCACTTGGGGTAATGCAGAAGAGGCCATATCTGGCTCAACCGCATCGGTTGGAACGGTTACTGTTGAAGCTAATGCCTGTATCTGTCCGGTTGCCGGAAATTCAGTTACTGCAAGTACTAACTCGGTTACTGTTACGGGTACTGCTGCTGTTTCAGTCACCAGTCCGGCTCTTACTTTGTCGCTTGGCAGCATTTCTCTCGAAACAAACAATACGATTGATGTTACTAGTGATGCATCTACAGTTTCTACAAATGACGTTAGTGTTACTGCTAAAGCAGGGGTTGAAGTTACTGGTAATGAAGTTGAGGCTTTTACGTCAAATATTTTGGTTTGGAGTCTCGTTGATACAAGCCAAACACCAAACTGGAATTCTATTTCTAGTTCACAAACACCTGATTGGAAAGAGGTAGCATAATGGCAAGCACTTATGTAAATGATTTAAGGCTCAACGAGCTGGCTACTGGAGACGGTAGTGGAACGTGGGGTACGACTACAAACACTAACCTAGAGTTAATAGGTGAGGCGCTTAGTTACGGGACTGAGGGGATAACCACAAATGCGGATACGCATACCACTACAGTGGCAGATGGTGCTACCGACCC